AACAGATAGCAGACATTATGTCTACTCAGGCTTATCAGGGCGGTGACGAGTTTACCGCTTCTGATATGCTCGATAGATTAGAGAAGTTTACCAACGCAAGCAGCCGCATCACTACTAAGCAGAGAATTAGCCAATTGCTAATAGAGATGCAATCAATGGGATTAGTTGATAGAGTAGTGCAAAACGGAGTTGTGCGTTTTAGAAAGCCAGGCTCTAGATTATTGAGACAGAGGTGGATCAGTGAAGTGGCCGAGGATTTATGCGCGAGAGATTATCCAAGAGAAATCGCGGGACAATCGGCGCGAGATGTTAGCCGCCGTGCCAGACTGTTACAGGCCGTTAGTTAGAAAACACGTAGAGATCACATATGAATCCGCAAAGCGTTTACGAAAAGCTGGTCCGCGTAGGGACGGACTGGGCAGATAAAGAGCAGGCCGCTAACTTGCTAGAAGGCAGCCTCAAATCAGTCAAAGCCAAGATCGCACTACAACATAAAGATTGTGGGTGCGGTGTGGCCGAAGCCGAGATGAGAGCAGAGGACGACTACGAATATAAAGAGGCGCGTAAAACAGCCATAGAAGCCCGTACAGAGGCCATAAAAGCAAAGGTATGCTATCATGCCGCCCAAGCATATATTGACGCATGGCGCACTGTAGAAGCCTCAGAGCGAGCCGCTAATAGGGCGCAGACTTAATCACCTTGGGGGTAGATTATGGTGGACTGGGAAGCATTATTAAATTACGCGTACACGGATAGGCAAGTCGAGCTAATCAATTACAAGATACAAGGCTTGAGTAATGACGAAATAGCAAGGCGGTTAAGTATTACTGTTCGCGCTATTGAGCGTCACTTTCAGAAAGTTAACCTAGCAGCAGTCCGACAAGGCTACTCACCGCGACACAACATGGTACACACTGTACCCATCGGCCATACCATTAAAGGCATATCCACTTACTACAATGATGAGGGTAAGCCAGTAGGTCAGTGGGTAAAAAGCCAGGCTGATACCGAGAGCATGTTTCAGCAGGCGCTAGAAGATTTTAAGGAAGGATTGATTGAGGATGTTGCAGGAAAGGCAGAGCCTACCGAGAAGCCAAGACACAAAAAAGACAATGACCTATTGGCATGTTATCTATTGGGTGACCATCACTTGGGTATGCTTGCATGGCCTCCCGAAACTGGTGGGCCTGCTTGGGATTTAGACATTGCCTGTACTACATTGTTTAACGCTGTAGATACATTGGCACACGCAAGCAATCATGCAGGTACTGGGTGCCTTGTGAATCTAGGTGACTTCTTTCACGCCAATAGTTTAAAGGGTACTACGGGTAACGACACACCTTTAGATGTTGACGGTAGAGCGGGACGCATAATCAATAGAGCTGGGCAATTGTATAAGCGCCTAGTGACTCGAATGCTAGAGTCTCACGATGAAGTGTGGCTGATTAATGTGAGAGGTAATCATGATCCCGATGCTTCTCTCTGGTTAAACGAGATGCTCAAGATGTATTACGAGAATGAGCCGCGAGTTAAGACTTTTGATAATTACAATAAATTCCTGCACTTTGTGTGGGGTCAAAACTTAATTGTTATGCACCATGGAGATAGGATCAATGCTCAAAGAATTTATGAATCGGTTACTAGAAATCTGGCGAAAGAGTGGGGGGAGTCTAAGCACCGTGCGTGTTGGCTCGGCCATATACATCATAAACAAGCGCAAGAAATCGGTGGTATGCTCTTGGAACATTGGAATGTTCTCCCGTCCCAAGACGCCTGGCATTCAGGCTCTGGTTACGGATCTAGCAGATCAATGACAAGCGTCTTACTACACAAACAAGAAGGTGAGCATTCAAGATTTAAGGTGAGTGTGTGAGCGCAAAGGATTACCAGATCGGCGGCAGCCACTATAAAGATAAAGGCATACAGCCTATTGAATACATAATGGCAAATGGCTTAGGATTCTGCGAAGGCAATGTCATTAAGTATGTTAGTCGATGGAGAGACAAGAACGGACTTGACGACTTGTTAAAAGCAAAGCACTACTTGGAGTTTTTAATTGAGGAGGTGAGGGATGATCGCCATAATGATATGTGACGACTGCGACCAGCAAATGACTGAGATATTTACAGCGTCCGAAAACTTTAGGCTTAAAGGCTGGATGTGTGAGGTCTGTTTAACTTTCGCGCCAGCAATAGGGCGCGAGAAAACTTGGACGATGGAGGACAAAGATGGCGATCAAGAGGGATGCGTGCGACAAACACTTCAGTGATGTCGTTAGGTTAAAAGCAAATTATACTTGTGAGCATTGCCACAAAACTGACTCTAGGATGGAGTGCGCCCACATATACGGACGTAGGTTAAAGTCTGTTAGGTGGTCATTAGATAACGCGGTATGCTTATGCCATTGGTGTCATAGACTATTTACGGAGAACCCAGTGCAGTTTTCGGATTGGCTTAATCAGTATTTCGGAGAAGGTCACATGGACTTGCTAAGAGAAAAGCGCAACCAGGTATTCAAAGCTAACGATATGGTTAAGAAAGAGATATCAGCGCATTACAGAGGTGAGCTAAAGAAGCTAACCGAGAACCCAGAGTACAAACCCCAGAGCTACATATAGCATCCAGTGTCCACCATGTATGCTAGTTCCTTGGCTCTGTCTCCAACTTGGTCAGCCCACTTGGAGCGGAGCATTTCTTCAGCAGCTTGAGAGTATTTACCTTCAGCCACAAATTTAAGAGTCTTCTTAAACTCTAGGAATGTGGGTAGGCCAAGGTTAAATAGCATGTTAACCAATGCCTCTTGTCTCACTTGGTCTAGGTCTTCAAACCACGAGAAGCGATCAAGCTCTCGATAGCACCTCTCGATGTCATTCCTGAGTAGATAGTTGATCTCGTCCTCAGACAGCCCCAGACCGCCGTTAGGGTCGATATTCCTGCCGACCCCTATAGTTATATAACCAGCAGGGCAGTCGTAGGCGTGAGTGCGTGAGCCTTCGTGTAGTTTTAACTGAGCGATCAGCTTTTCCATTTAGATAACGTCCGTATTCCAAACGATGCCGCGACCGCCGCACCTAAGAAGCCTTTGTACCAGTCTGGCATACCCTCTAACACATCGAAACCGTCTCGGACGATCTGTACCATTTCTGGTACGAATGCCATAATCAAGGGGATAGAAAATAACACGGTAAACCACTCATCTTTCCAGCTTGTCGCTGAGTTAGTGGCTTGGATATTGTCCCAGTTTGCTTCGTGTTTAATAACTTCCAGCTTGCGCTCATGTACAGCCTGTTTTTCTTCAGCCTTGTTCTTTAAGTAACCGCCAACAAGGTTTGAGACTGGTGCTATTAACGCCTGCCACATACTAGCCTCCTGATATTGCTCGCGCGACCATAAAGATAGCGTACGCACCAATGAGTCCAAGACAGCCAGCGACTATAAGACTTGCATACTGCCATCGTTGATTGATCTTCTCGATTCTTTCGTTACGCTCTAACAGCCTAGCCTTGCGAGCTTCAGCTTGGAACTTAACGAAGTCCTCCCACAGCCCTGCTCGACCGTAATACTGCATCAACTCTCTTAACTCGTCTTCGGCCTGCTTTATCTGTTCCAGTGCGGCGAATTCTTCAGCGTCACTGGTAAAGCCATTCTTCTTTGCTTGCCGTAACTTTAAATCTTCTTTGGCTGTGGTCATCTGACCGATGAAACCAAAACAATCAGACAGGTCTTTGCCGTTCGCTACAAACTCCTTAACCACTCCAAAAGCGGCATTGAACGCGGCAAGCTCTGCTATCACTTGTCAGCCTTGGTATCGAGCTTCTTATCTATTGCATCTAGCTTGTTAAACAGCCGATCCATATCAGCCTTGAAGTCTTCACGCTTTACGTATTCACCAGCGACCAAGACCTCAATTTTATTCACTTTATCAATCAGCTCGTCATCGGCTTTCTGTAAGTCTTTAACTGCGTCCCATACCGTCTTAAGTATCCATCCGAATAAGACCGAGACGGCGCCAGCGAGCATGTTGATAAAGGATTGTTCCACGGGTTACCTCTTAGCCGTCTTAGCGGCAGCTTTAAAATCAGCGGCAGTTGGTGCGCCCTTTGTGCCTGGCTTACGCATACGCTCACCAGAGCCACCAGCAATACGCTCGCGCTTCTTCATGATGTTGTAGTACAACCCTTTCTTTGGCTTCTTCATTACCACTTACTCTTGTTGGCCCAGTAAGCCGCAGACATTTTACCCTTGGCTATGTTCTTTGCGTGACGTGCTTTAAAAGACTCTCGTCTCTTTCTAGCCGCATCACTCTCACCTTCTCTTTTAGGTGAACCACTAACGCCTTGTTGACCAAAGCGTATGGTTTTAATTTTATCACCTTCTTTAGCAACAACAACATGAGACTTTGTTGGGTGACCAGGTGTTCTTTTGGGTTTGTTATACCCGCTAACACCGA